ATGTAGGCGGGGGCGACGAGCTGGCTTAAAAAATAAAAAGATTGTGTAGGGGCTTTGGTCAAAGTAAGGGCAGGGCCCCTACAAAGTATGGAGGTTAAAATGGCTGATGATCGTTTGATTGTTGCGTTGGACTTTCACAATATAGATGATGTTACTGCGCTTGTGGATAGGTTGGGTGATAGTGTTAGCTTCTACAAGGTTGGCATGGAGCTTTTCTATAGTGCAGGTCATGATGTGGTGCCTTTTCTGAAGAAGCAGAATAAGAAAGTATTTTTGGATTTGAAGCTTCATGATATTCCGAATACTGTGGCAGAGGGCTTGTGTTCTTTGATGTTCCAGGGAGCAGATATTTTGAATGTCCATGCTTCTGGCGGTTATACCATGATGAAAACTGCTGTAGACAAGCTGCATGCCTTGGCCGAGGAAAAGGGCGTGCCATGTCCGAAGCTGATTGCTGTAACCATTCTTACTAGCATTAATGAAGCTGATTGGCAGGGCTTGGGCATGCAGTGTACTATCCGTGAGCAGGTAGTTCGTTTGGCCAAGCTGGCTAAATCTGCCGGTATGGATGGTGTGGTGGCTCCTCCTCAGGAGGCGGCGGCTATTCGAGAGGCTTGTGGTCCAGAATTCCTGATTATTACGCCTGGTGTGCGTCCAGCAGGAGCTAGTGTGGATGATCAGAGTCGTATTGCTACGCCAGCTGCTGCATTGAGCAATGGTGCCAGCCATCTGGTTATTGGCCGTCCGATTAGGGCAGCCGAGAATCCAAGGGCAGCAGCAGAGATGATTTTGAAGGAAATGGAGAGTGTAAAATGAGTGACGCTATGACTGAAAAAGAGGTTGAGGATCTGCTGATTGAAACCAGCGCTATTATGGAGGGGCATTTCCTGCTGACCTCTGGTTTGCACAGCCCACGTTATGTAGAGAAGTTCAATGTATTGCAGAAGCCTGTATATACTGAGAAGCTGTGCCGTGCTATGGCAGAGAAGTTCAAGGATGCTAATATTGAGACTGTCCAAATAATTTAGTGTTAAAAAAGGTTTATCCTTTGGAAACACCAAAATTTAATAATATCTTTGCATACAAATTTAATAATTATATACGGATGAACAAAAATTGCTTTAGTAAAATATTGTCTGGAGGCATTCTTAATGTATCTGATTTGACCTCAGATGAAAAAAAAAGTCTTTTTGCCTTGATGGAAAAATATGGCATGTCTGTTAGCACTGCATACCTTAGATTTTTCGATAAGGGTTTCAAATCATGGGAAATTATTGGAGTCTCAAAAATTAAAAATGATTTTATGGTTCCTTTGGTCAAAAAAGCAGATGCCACTTCTGACACAGCTAACTTTTATGCGCGTATCAGTGCTCTTGGCGAGGGTGTGCGGTTTTGCAATTATATGAAGAGTCTTGACATGAAGTCACAGATGACGGTGCGCTCACGTTTCAAGTCTGAAAATTTTGATGATTGGGAAGTCAAAGGTGTAGCATCCATCATTGATGAGTATATTGAGCAGCATGAACTTAAAAACGCCTGATTTTTTATGCCATCTTACAGCTATTTAGATTTCCCCTATGTACCCAACAGACAAGGCTCCAAGATGAGAGGACGAGTCACGCCCTATGGCTATCTTCATCGCATCGCTTATTCCTTAACGATGAGAGGCGTGGATGACAATACGCCTGCTCTGCTTTTCTATGGAGCCCCTTTCGTATTATTGAGAGATGTGTGTGCCGAACTTCTGCACATGATGGGCGGACGCTTGCACAATCTGGTCATAGACAGGGAGCATTCTTGCAGATGGCGTAATGGCAAATGTTTTTGGCGCTTGGTGATACGCATTGACGGTCTCGACCAGCAGTTCATGTCTCTCGAAGATTTTGTGCTCTTGCTTGTGTCAAAAATCAAAAAAACATGCAACTGCACCATCAAGCGTTATAAACTTGACATATTCATCAATTTGTAGTGACGCCCTTTTGGGCGCCAGGGCTGCATCTGAAAAAAAGACATTTTCATTGTAGGCTTTTTAGTCAAAATAAACGATGTAATAAAAATGTTTTACCATCCAATATTAAACCGCATTGCCAATATAGACCTGCATCTGCTCGTGAAGGCTGCCGATGAGCAGCGCATAGAAGGACAGAGGGCTTGTTTCTGCCCCGTCTGCAAGAGCTTGAATGTGAAGTCTACTCCCCACCTTATCATCTATGAGAATGAGCGCGGTGGTCTGTACGACGGCACTGGCGTAGAAGGCAATCGCATGGCAGAGCATGGAGCCTTGAAATGGAAATGCACACGAACGGGCAAGACAGGCTACGGAGCCATCGAACTGTACGCAGCCAAGATGAACCTTCCAATGCACGGAAATAGTTTGCAACGCATCTGCCAGCGTTTGGTCACTGACGTGTATGGCGATACTGACGAGGTGCACCATGCCTTTCCGGAAGTGTTTGCCAAGATGGACTACCGTACTCAGGCACAGCAGACCATCGAGACATTCGCCTTCATGCCCAAGACCGACTTCTCACCACAGGAACTTGCGGCTCTCGGTTGTGAGGTGACACTCCAGAAAGGTCTGCCTCGCTTCGGCTTCGGCAGCACGTTCACACCCGATATGCTCAACAAAGACTTCCGCATATTCTCCCTGCTGAGCGTCACCCTGCCCGCCGTCGTGCGCAACGGCCAGCATGTGAGCGAGATTATCCATGGCACGCCGTGGAACCCTCTGTTCGTGTGCTTTGCCTCGCAAGTGTGCGGACCGACCCACTCCTACGGATGCTTCTTCCGCCCCGCAATGGCAGGGGTCGAGCCTATAGTGTTCTCAACTGCCGAAGAGCACAGCGTGCGCAAGGTGAGCAAGTGGCTCATGGGCGACAACGTGTTTGTATATGCAATGGATCAGCGCAAGACCGACAACACTGCCGTCCACGCTGCTATTCAGAAGTTCGAGCCTGAAGAAAAATACACATCGACTCGCGAGGACTGGGAGGAAAACACCACTGCTGACGGAGAACCTAAAGGCACGTTCAAAAAAATCGAGGCCAAGATTCCTGTAAATGAGATTAAGGCTCGCAATATAGTCTTTTGCCGCACTCCCGAAGATGCCCTGAGCGTTTATTATGCTATGCGCTCCCTGCGCATCGACAAGGCTGACGACCAGCACTTCAAAGATTTCTGCTGGTATCATGTGGCTTTCGCCATCGGACGGAAAAACTTCTGGTATATTGAACGTGGCGAGTGGAAGCAAGAGAAACTCGACTTTAGCTCCATACAATATCAGAAGATGAACCGCTTTGCTGAGCGTGTCATCATCCTCTTCCCGAACGATATTGCCTCACAGCGCGACTGCGGAGCTATAGCCACTAAGTTCAGCTCTGTGCATTATGCCATGCTGCCTGAAGGCTTCCGCTCTCGATATTGCATGCGCTGGCAATGGCTCTATGGATGCTCGCCAAGGTCGGTGCGCGACTATCTGCTGACATACATTATGAACGCGGAAGAAAATTTCCAGTTCGACCACGACCTGCGCCTTCCGCTCTACTCCCGACTGCGCGGTGCCAGAATTACGGAACCGTTCGAGATAGAATATCCTCGCGACCCTCGGAGCGGTAAGCAAAAGCCACCTACATGCAAGGTGTCACCTACCAGATTGTGGCTCTTTATGACGGCTCACGGATATTATCGTATGATCGATCCTGAGAGCACCGACCTCGTGGGACAATATATCCACCTCAACAAGTGCTTCGTGGAGTATATCGACGCTAAGAGCATCATCCAGGCGGCTAAGACGCTGTTGTTGGAATATATCGAACAGGCTTGGCGGCACAACGACACTGAGCAACGCCTTATGTCCGATTGCGCCAACATGATTGACAAGACGTTTTCAGAGAAGTCTGCTGGCGGATTGCAGAGCATGGTGATCAACTTTGCCGATGCGTTTGATGAGAAGACGGAATATTTCTACTTCAATAATGTGGCTCTGAAAATCACACCTGACAGAATATATCCGGTATCTTACGACGACATCAACTTCTTCATCCCATCGCTTGCCAAGAAACCTTACGATTTCACGATGAGGGCCTTCAAGACGCCGTTCACCATTACCGAACGCCAGGAATACCGCAACCGATTGGAGGTGATAGACAAGAAGGAGCAGATGAGAAATGAGGATGGGTCTTTGGTGTTCTCTACCTTTGAGATCGGACAACTTAGAGCCGACCTTGAAGAATGGGCGCAAACCTACCGATGGGAAGTCGACTGGCAAGGTCAGCGCGAGCAAGACTTATGGCCAATATTGCGTATCGTGCGCGGCTGTTCCAACGTCCTTTGGGAGCAGGAGCAGGAAGCGCAACGCAACAAGAAAACATTGACGGATGAGGAACAAGCCATTATAGGCGCGCATTTTGTCAACATGATTTCCGCTATCGGCCGCTTGTGTTATCGCTCCAACAAGGGGATGCTGCCTGTTTGCCCTTACTTCCTCGAAGACGACATTCCCGACGAGAAGCAGGCCACTGGCGGCTCGGGCAAGTCGCTTATCGTCAAACTTGTGGTGGGCAGCGCGGTTAATGTGCTCGATGTGGATATGAAGCGTTTCATTACGGTTACTGATGCTAAGTTCGAACTGGGCAAGTTGTCTTCCGAACCCTACAAATACAGAGTGCTGCATTGGGAGGATAAACCCAAGTCTTTTCCTATGAAGTATTTCTACAACATGGTCACATCGGGTCTGACGGTCGAGAGAAAGATGGTCGATCCCGTGACGTTCTCTGCCGAGGATGCGCCTAAGAGCGTTATCACCTGCAACTATCCGATGTCGGACGACGACGATTCTACGGTTGGACGTTTCCCTCTCGTGAGCTTCTCCAACCGTTTCGCGCGAGCCAATCCGCAGAAGCACAAGGCTGCGCGTCTGCCTTCTGCATTGATGAAAAACTTCAGTATGAAACCGGAGGAAATTGACGACGCCGACCGCAACCAGACCATCTACCTCTGTGCCTTGGCTGTTCAGTTCCTCATGCGCTTCCACACTTTCGCCATTGCTCCGCAAGGCAACGTGCGCCGCCGCCAGATGGTTCAGAAACTCACTGAGAGCATTGTCCGCTACTTCGAGTGGTTCTTCTCTCGCAACGAGGTCTACGGCGTGCCTGTCTGCACAGACGATATGTTCAACGAGTTTATGCGCGATTGGGCTGATGCTTCCGAGGGCAAGTCGAAGGAGTATAGTCGTGCTACGTTCAAAAAGAAAATTTACGACTATTGCGAGAATATGTCGATCACCTGCAACCCGAAGCACCTCTTCGAAAACGAGAGCGACAAACAGCGCAAATGCTTCAAATTGCAGACATGGGTCACGCAGGAATACTTCACAGGCCAAGAGTGGGAAAACGACAACACTATTGAACCGAAGTTTATACGTTATATCCAAACGTCTAAGCATGTGTTCTTCTTCTACCGCCCTGGCAAGGATGTGATACCGAAAGATTACCGTGAGCTCAAGCGCATCGCCAAGCAGTTTGCCGAACGTCCCGACCCATTGCCTTACCGCAATGACGATGGCAGCATCACTACTCTCACCAATGAGGAAAAGGAGCGATGGGAAAACAATAAGACGCGCAAGCAGGGCAGACGTTTTGCCATGTCTGCTTCAGTGGTTCCTAATGTAAAAACTGATATGCCGTTTTAAAACGATGGCATTATAAATAAACACTATAGATGAAATCTTTGAAATATAGGTCGAATATGAGACTGCATTTTGATGAATATAATTTTGGCGTGATGCTCTACTTCTTAGGGCTTCTGTCTCTCGCTGGTGGTATGTTCCTGTATAAGGTGGATGGCGATGATTGTGTTGGCAGAATTATAGCAACCATTGTCATTACCATGGGTCTTTTTTCCTGGTACTTGGCTTTCCACTTTATTGAGTCATATTTCCGCAGGGAGAATGAAAGAATACGTCGTGCTGCCAATCTTGACGGTTTGAAGAATCGTCTTCACACTATGCTCAAGACCGCTCAAGACCGATGCCTTGCCGACCCCGACGAGGCTAATGTGGCCCGATGTGCTGCAATTAAAGATGTCCTGAATATAGTGAGCGACTTTGAAAGTTAATGATTATAGAAACAAAAAATTACTGAACTGCATTATGGATATTAAAGTTGAAATACCTGAAGGCAAGAAACCTGAATGGAGAAAGGTTGACGGTAATCTTGCGCTTGTTCTTGTAGACGAAGAACCTGAATATTCTTTCGAGAGCATCAAGACTTTTGCTGATGCTTGCGCAAAACTTGGGATAAATGCTGATGTATTTAATGTCTGTAACGGTGTAGACCAACAGGCGCAAAGGCAAGCGCAAGCACTCTATAAACTGCTGATCGTTCAAAAGGCTATCAACAAAGGCGTTTCGTGCGATAAAAATGGCCAGACTTATAATCCTTATTGGATTCTCTACACCATGGATGAAATGAAGCGCATGAGTGGGGAGAAAAAATTGAGTAAGGGTGTTAAGCATATCCTATCTTGCACTTGTGCGGATCTTTCTATGTATTCCGGTGTCGGCAATTTGTTTGTGCTGAATCGCGATGCAGAGCCGATTCTGAGTATGTCTTTCCCCTTGTGCTTTAATAGCGAGGAAGCAGCACTATATGCAGCCAAGCAGTTTGAGAGCCTTTTTTTCGACTATTACGGTATCAAGGTACAAGTATGATGAAAGTTTGATGAATATTAACAATAATTTTTTTTACAATGGCAAGTTTTAATTTTTCCCCCGACTTATTGAGCCTCAATGGAGCAAAAGTCCTTACTAATCTCGACCCCAATCATCCTGATTGGCCGTATGTGTGCATCCCCGCACCTTTAAACCCCATCACTCTTACTACCTCAAAGAAAGATGGTAATAAGCTGATGGCTTTCCTGAAATTAAACATGTGGCCGCTCAGCGAAAAATTCAAAAACGCCATTCGCCGCTCTGCCCAAGAGCGTGGTGATAGCAATGCTGACATTCCCACTCATGAGGTGTGCTTGAATTTCTCTATTGATTACATAAAGTCTGTGGCTCAAAAATTTCCTAATCTCATAGCGCAGGTTAAGGAACAAAATAAGGTATATGACCCGGATATTGTCAATCAAGACCCTACTGACGAACGGTCTCATTTGTTCAAGGCTATCCGCATTCGCCTGAACAAGCGTCTTAGCTTAGTGAATCAAATGCAGCTCGCTCAGCAGCCTTCTCCTTATAATAATATTTCTGCTAATGTCGAAAAAGCTGTCTCGTCTGCCGCTTATGTCCCTTCTTCTGAGGGTTCATCTCAAGTTGGTTTGGATGGCAGTACTTTCCAAGCGGATGATCTGCCTTTCTGATGAGTTTTACAAGTGGGTGCTCATGTTCCGCGGCTCGCTTCAATGCTGTAAGGCAATTTTGAGCGCCTGCTTGTTGATGATGGATGGTTTTCTGTCTTTCGTGAGATATTTTTCCGCATGTTGACGCGCGGATATGTTTGTATTACTAATTTCTTTAAATTTTTTTATGAAACTTCAAGCTAAATCTTCTCAGTCGTTGAACAATGCCCTTCAAAAGGCTTTAAAGTGCATGACTTCTAAACCTTCAATAGCAATTTTTGAAAATGTGCTTCTTTTTCAAAATGAACAAGGCGATTTTTATTTGATGTCGTCTACGGGGGATGCTTGCCTATCCCTACCTGTGCCTTTCACTCTTGTTGGTGGCAATTTTTCTAAACCTGTTGCGTTGCCTGTGAAGGATATTGTGCCTCTTTTGTCTTCTCTGCCCGACTGCCCTGTTACTTTTGATATTGACGAGTCTTCTTATAAATTAGACATGGACTATTGCATTAGTGACAATAAGGGCGAGAACACTAAATCTGGCAAGGTGTCTTTGATGTGCATGGATGGATCCAATTTCCTTAAAATGAATGGCGTGTCGGACGATGCTCTCCATATCTCTTTGCCTGCTAAGATGTTTCTTGATTATATCAGTGCTGCAAGCCGTTTCATCTCAAATGACATCACTCGCCCGCAAATGCAATGTGTCTGCATCGACCTTGCTGAAGACTTCTCCGAACTTTTCTTTGCGGCATCTGATGGATTTTCCCTTTTTAGAGCTGTTCATAGCAACGACCCTAATAATGGTGGCTCCAATTTTTATAGATCGGGCGAGGCTGCTAAAATTCTTTTGCATCATCAATACATCCGGGCTTTGAGCGTTTTTAGCGACTGTTCTGATGTGGATGTGAAGTGCGATGGCGATCATATCGTGGTGAAGAGTGATGATGTCGAATTTATTTGTAAGGTTACCGAAAATCGTTTCCCTAATTATAATTCCATCATTCCTAAAGGCAGTCCTTTCGTCGTCTCTTTCGACAAAAAGGAGTTTCTTTCTGTCGTGAAGCGTGTGAGCTTGTTTGGATGCAAGGATGATGGCCGCATAAGTTTCTCTAAAGAAGGACAGTTCCTGAATGTGTCTGCCGACAATTTCGATTACAGCCAGTCTATTAAAGACCAGATTGTCGTGACTGATGCTGTTTGCGATGATGGCTTCTGCATTGCTTTTAATGCGAAAAAGGTTCTGACATGTGTGGAGACTATTGAGTCTGATGTTGTTTGTATGAGGATGAGCGACCCTTCTCGGCCTGCGCTGTTTCATGCCGATGGACCTTCGCCAAAAGTGCTTACTTTAGTGATGCCTATGCTGTGATGTTGCCTAATCTTTATATGACACTTTATGGACGACACTTTATTATTTATTCCTCCTTGCTGTGTTGATGTCAAACTTCCACAGGCTGTCATGCAGGCGCCTCGCAGGTCATTGACGTTCTATACTCATAGCGATGTCACTATGGAGAAGTTTTATCGTGCTGTGAGCTGTTTGGTCGACAATGCGCATCTTATGGTGCTTGCCATTCCGTATCTTGGCTCCGACACTGTCTTGTTTTTGCAGCAGTGCTTCGAACGTGGATGGATTTCCGACTTAGTCCTTTCTACGTTGGGCGACTATACCGACATCATCCATCGGCATTTGTCTCAGTATGCCGATCACCTGTTGTACATTTCTCATCGTGATGCCACTTTTTGCGCTTCACACATGGTTTTGTAT